ACGAGGAATTCGTAGCAGTAGGCCAAAAGGCGGACTCAGAAGGCCGCGTATTAACTGAAGCAGAGCAAGAGCGATGTGACAAGCTCGATAACATGATCCAAGATTTGGACGTGAAGATCAAGCACAAGACACGGGAACAGGAAATGGTCGCACGCATGGCGCAAACAGGAAGCGCAGGCGCATCAGAGCAGCGCGAAGTTGAGCGCGTGAACGGTTCTTTTTCCCTAAGCCGTGCAGTCGCTGCCGTTGCAAACGGTCGCAACTTGGAAGGTGCAGAAGCAGAATGGGCAAGTGAGGCAAGCAAAGAAGCACGTTCACAGGGCTTGCAGATGGCTGGACAGATTGCAATTCCTTCTATTGCTTTACGTGCTGGAGGTGCTGACGACTTCCAGGCAGGAAGCGGCGACGGTTCAGGATTCGTTCCTACTGTTGTACCTGCTGCAATCGAAGCATTGCGAGCGCCTACGGTACTCGAAGGATTGGGCACAACTGTAATTCGAAACGCTACCGGCAACCTTCAATTTCCACGGGTAAGCGCTAAGGCCGCAGGTACAGGCGCAACAGAAGTGGCAGCCGATACAGCTTCAGGCATGGAAATGGATGAAGTTTCTTTGACGCCTCAGCGAGTTGCAGCGAATACTAAGTATTCAAAACTCCTCATTCAGCAAGGAGGTGCAGAGGTTGATTCGCTTATTGCTAACGAGTTGGCAGCGGCGATGAATGCTTACATTGATGATTTTGGTTTTGATACTATCATGGCATCTACCGATGTGAATCAAACGCAAACGGCAGACGCGGTATTAACAGCGGCAACTGTTAACCTTATGGAATCGCAGGCCCTTGCACAGGGTGCAAACCTTGCAGGCGCTTCGTACGTTATGAGTCCAAACGCATACGCTAATTCCAAAGCATTAGCGCAGGTAAATTCTGTAAATGCTTTATGGGATGCTGGACGTTTCAATATGTACAATGCAGTAGCAACACCTTACTTGGTAGATGGATTCTTAGCAGACGGCACAACAGCAGCCGCGCAAATGATTTTCGGAAACTTCGCACAGGGCGCTATCCTTGCATATTTTGGTTCGCTAGATTTGCTTGTAGACCCTTACAGTAATGCAGGAAATGCACAGATTGCTTTGCACGTGAACCGATTTTTTGACTTCGATTTGCGACAGCCAAAAGCTTTGTCTACGGCAACAGCTTTGCAGCAGTAATTTGTTTAGGTAGTTTGTTTGGAAAGGGGGGCTTCGGCCCCTCTTTTTTTTGTCCTGTAACCCCAGTAAACACAGGGAAAACGAAAAAACATGTGAAATAATTACGAAAAAACTTGCGTAGAAAGAAATGATTACCGTATCTTTACACCATGACAAACACAAACAACACCACCAACGAAATGACTAAGGAAATTACAGGAGTAATCCAAGAAGGCGAATTCTACTTCACGATAGACCAATGCGGCGACATCGTCGAATATGTATGGGATGACGTGAGCTACGAGATGCACGAGGGGTTGAGTAAGCCATACTTTAAGACTTACGAAGAAGCTCTTTATTTTAACATTAAAGCGTAAATAAACCCAACGCCCTGCCTTCGGGCGGGGCTTTATCTTTTAAACATCAAAACAGCCCTTCACGGGGCTTTTTTTTTAGCCGTATTTTAGCAACATGATGACCGTAGAAATAACAGGCACGCCCGACCTCGATAGCATTATAACCGTGGCACAGCTCAAAGAGCATTTACGCGTGGATCACAGCGACGAGGATACACTTATACAAGCGTACCGCGACGCGTCTATTGCGTGGATTGAAGACTATTGCAACACGCGACTGGGCGACGTAAGCGCCGTGGGGTACATAGACGATTTTTATAACGTACGTTTTCCCGTTGGGCCGGTTAATTCGATTGCGTCGGTAACGTACACCAACACGGCAAACGAAACCACAACGCTACCAACAGCAAAATATTGGTTTGACATAAAAACGAAAGCCGCGCGCATTACGTGGGATAACGTGCCAGACATTTACGACGACACGTTTAACGGGGTGCAGGTCAATATGAGTGTAGGATACGCAGAGGCTGACATACCAAAGCCTTTCATTACCGCGATCCGTTGGATGGTGGCGCACCTATACGAGCAGCGCCAGCCGGTAGTTGCAGGTACGACAGTAGTTAATTTACCTTTAGGGCTTTACGCGGTTTTAAATCCTTACCGAGTTATTACAGCAGTATGAGAATAGGGAAAAGTGATCGACGTGTAGAGGTGCAGAGATACACCACGACGACAAACACATACGGCGAACGCGCGTTATCATGGGCTACGTATATTACCGTATGGGCCGAACTTATGAAGACGGGGATAGGTATGGAAGAAAATATTACAGCGGATCAAGATATGCCGGTTCAGCGTTTGCGCTTTAAGATTCGAAGCAGCAGCGACAGCCGCGCAATAAATCCCGCCGACCGCGTTATATATAACTCGAATACTTACACCATTCAAGGCATCGAAGAAATTGGCCGCAATGATCAATTAGTTTTGCTTTGTGAAATAACTGGAACGCATGGCACAGGGGTCACTTGAAGGCAAAGGCGGCGGCGTAGGGTTTGAAGGCATAGGAGCGGATATAAAGCCGCTTTTAAAGCAATTCGAATCCATGCGTAAAGAGCTGAACCAAAAGAACGTTCAGAGGCGTATTCATCGAGCTACGGCTAAGCTGTTTAAAGATGAGATGCAAAGAAACATCCAAGACGCTGACGACGTTGTGCGGATCCGCAGAGGGAAAAAATCTGCAAATCTAGATATACCTATTGGCACGCTCAACAGGTCGGTACGCGTTTGGTTGATTGACAAGCAGCAAAACGCTTACTGGGTTGGGCCGCGAGTTGGTAAAAGAGTCCCAACAAGATCAGACGGTTGGTTTGCAAATATCGTAGAGGGCGGAGATCAAAAATTCGGCGCAGGACGAAACAAAGGCGTATTCGCACGGTCGATAAAAAATAAGAGAAGCGCAGCTGAATCCATGATGATTACCAAGTACAAAAAGGCGATTGATAAGGCGGTAAAGGCAAAAGCAAAAGCACAAAGAAAATGAACGCAGGAAAAGCAGTATACGGAATTTTAAGCACGAACACGGATATTACCGACATTGTAGGCACAAAGATTTTTCCTGAAGTAGCAGAGCAGGAAAGCGATTTACCGTTAATAGTATACCAGTTGCAAAGCGTAGCGCCGGAAGATACGCACGACGGTCCGAGTAAACTCGATGAGGTGCGTTTTGAATTTCTTTGCTATGCAGATACCTATAACGGGGCCGCTGATCTCGCTGACAAGGTGCGCGGCGCTTTGGATCGCGTGAGCGGAACTTATAACGCCGTAAATGTAGAAAGTGTACAGTTTAACGATGTAGATATAGACGTAATAAACGCGCCGCGTCGATACGGCCAAGTTCTTACGTTTACTTTTCGGATCAAGCGCGATGACGTAGAGATAGCGCAAGGCACACCGGTAACGGGTGCAATGCTCGGTGATCTTTATGACGTAAACGTTACAGGCGTAACAGATAATCAAATACTAAGTTACGACGAAGCTACTGACAGCTGGATACCGGCGGACGATGCCAGCGGTTTGGTGGATAGCGTAAACGGCCAAACCGGTGAAGTGTCTTTAGGGTTAGACGATTTAACTGACGTCGATGCAGGGCAACCGGAAGCGGGCCAGCTTTTAAGCTACGGACAGGGCGACTGGACTACGATAGGACAGGATGAAATTGAAATACCTATTGCAAGCGTTACGAACTTGCAAACGGAGCTGGACGGCATACCGACGGAGCTAGACGATTTAAGCGACGTGAAGATAATAGGCACGCCAACGGAAGGCGAGGCGTTAGTTTATCAAAGCGGATTTTTTCAGTTAGGCCAAGCGGGTGCGACTGAATTGGGCGACCTTGACGACGTAAATACAACGGGCGCGGGCTTTGGTTCTTTGCTTACATATAACGGAGCTACATGGGATATAAGCGCCGGCGAACTTCCAAGTGACGCCATTTATTTTCACCAGCGATTTGCAACGGAATCCGAGGCGTTAAGGGCGGGAGCCACGGCAACCGTTGAGCTATATTTTACATGCACGGCACAGGGTAACGGACTTGCAGAAAGCGCAAGCAGCGACACCCCAACAGCGGGGAAGATTATCAAGCGAAAGATTTACTATTCCGAAGCGGGGTTTGCGGATCCCGACACGGGGACATGGGTTGAGTTTACACCCGCACCCGCAGACGATGCGTCATTTGCTACGGTGAAGGCGGCTCTTTTGGAATACTTGAAAGCGAGGACGGGCGGCACTGTACCGATAAGCCTCAAGCAAACATGGGAGGAGGCAGACGAAGCGAATTTATTGCTTGACACATACACGGGAGCAGCGGCCGCGTATTCACTCCGTAAATTGCGTACGCTTTACACAGGCTCAGCGGTAGAGGTTTACAACGGGAGCAGTTACGCTGACATCGGATTTTCAAACGACGAGCTAGATACTACGGCACTGGCTGCGCACTGCGGAAGTAACGACGGGTTCGTGTCGAAATTTTACGACCAAAGCGGCAACGGGAATACGGCAGAAGAAACGGATACAGCTAGTATGCGTAAGATTTATGACGCCACAAATGGCGTTATGACTTACAACGGAAAGCCCGCGCTATTTACGTCTATTTTTAGTTCGGACCATGGAATTCTTGACCACAGCATTGAAACGGGCACAACTTGGACAATGTTCGATGTTGCAAAAATTGACGCTTTTCCGTTTGGAACTCACTCTATCGCGCCTTACTCTCCGTGGGCTTATTTAGCAGACGGTAGCTCAAACAGTTACACAGCAGGTTTTTCAAATACTTCAATTTTCAAAAATGGTGTAGAGCTTACTTCTGTTGTTTCTCGGTCGGATTTACAAACCGCATTGGGAGCCAATCAAGTGCTTATTTCTTTCTTTGGAGATTATACAAATGACGGAACGAAAACATGGAGGTTGGGAAGTGCTTATGGCGATAATGGCGCTTATAACGTGAAGGGATATTATCAAGAGTCAATTATTTACGCATCGGCTCAATCATCCACCAACCGCGCAGGAATTGAAACCAACATCAACACGTTCTACAACATATACTCATGAACGGATACATAATCGTACTACCAACGCCCACGCAGACAAGCGAAGCACGGGCAAAGCAAATCACGCGCGAGCTTTACAACATCTCCCGTCCCGTTCTCATACAAGCAGAGTGGGAGGTGGACTCTGCGGTGTTCGGTATCGTGGTACACCCTGACGGAGTACAGAACGCTTTGCAGGTGGATACCGATTACATCATAAACGTTCACCCAGCGGCAACGCTAGAACGCCTCGTTGCGTGCTTCCCTGAGCTTTCAAACGATGAGCGGTACAGCCTGAGCAGTTACGTACAAGTGAATTCGAAGTTCCCGTTTGGGCATATCGTGCCGAGCGATACGACGATCCGAACACAGGAATACATGGATGAAAATGGTTGGTTTCCAGATCAACCTGAAATTGATTAACTTGCGCCCATGAAGGTCACAATTCAAAAGGCGTGCAAGCTACGCGGTAACAATTGGAAGAAAGGCGCCACGCCATCGGTTACTTCTGACTTTGCCGCAGAACTCAAAGAGAGAGGATACCTTGACGCTCCAAAGAAAAAAACGGACTCAGATAATAACGATTTAACAGAAGAATAAAATGGCCATTTTTAACGGTACAGAATTAGGCGTATACATTGGAGGCACATTGATTGCAGCCGCTACGGATTGCTCGCTTTCGATGAGCATGGAAACAATCGACATAACTACAAAGGATTCGGCTGGATGGCGTGAGCTGCTCGGCGGCACAAAATCCGGTTCGATGAGCGTAAGCGGTTTGATTGATTACAACGACACGAACCAAGACGTTGACGATTTATTTACAGCGCTTTCAAACCGCACAGAACTAACCTTGAAATTTGCCAAAGCGAATCCGGTAGTTGGTGAGGATTATAACTACAGCGCCAGCGGTTTTATAACTAGCTTGGAGCAGTCAGGCGGCACAGAAGATACAGCAACTTACAGCGCTTCATTTGAGTTGAGCGGCGTAATTACTCAAACAGCTGAATGATCGAAGTAAACGGCACAGATTATCCGGTGCGCTTTTCTATGAAGGCGTTAAAAAAGTTTGAACGCAAAGCGAAAGTAAACGTGTTCAGTTTGTCGGATCCTTCTAAACTTTCTGCAGATGCTTGCGCCTACCTATGCTTTGTAGGTGTCGAATGCGGTTGCAACTTCGAAGACATTGAATTTAAAATGGAACTCGGTGAATTTGAGGAGTATATAACGCTTTCACATGTTACTGCATGTTTCGAGGTACTCGGCGAGTACAGCGACGAAAAAAAAAGATAGACGGCACGGATCAGGCTATAGGATGGCCGGAATTAATACGGATGGGGATGGGCGTGCTTTGCCTGTCCCCTTCTGCGTTTTGGTCAATGACCTTCGGAGAAATAAGCTTAGCGGTTGACGGACACCGAGAAGCCGAGGAATACCGCGAGCGTTACGCATGGGAAAGAGCGCGATGGCTAGGCGCTATGACCTTTCAGCCGCACCTAAAAAAAGGCCGTAAATTAGCCCCAACGGATTTAATGCAGTTCCCGTGGGAAAAGCCTGAGCAGAACGCCAAGAAACTCACTAAAGAGGAACTAAAGCAGCGAATACTAGAAAGAGACGAATGGCAAAGCTGAATGATTTAATAGTAACGATCGGCGCGAATACGCGAAACTTTGATAAAGGGTTAGGCGCTTCGATGCGCAAGATGCAGCAATTTGGTAAAAACACCAAAGCGCTCGGAAGATCGTTAACGCGTTCTCTTACCATGCCCCTCGCTGCGATTGGCGGGATGGCTGTAAAGACGGCGGCCAACTTTGAGTTTAGTATGGCTAAGGTTGCAGCGGTAAGCGGATTTGCAGCCGACGAAATGAAGGCGCTAGAAGCGCAAGCCAAGCAGCTCGGCGGATCCACCAGCAAAAGCGCCAGCGAGGTGGCCAGCTTGCAGTTAGAACTGGCCAAGCTAGGTAAGAGCAGCACGGAAATACAAGATATGACCGAGGGCATTTTAAGCCTTTCGATCGCATTTGATAAAGACTTAGGAGAAACGGCCAAGGTAGTAGGTGAGTCTTTAAATCAATTCGGACTTGACGCGGATCAGGCCGGAAGGGTGGCGGATAATATGGCGGTTCTGTTTGGTAGTTCTGCTTTGGATCTTGAAAGCTACGGATCGGCTATGAGCGTGGTGGGTGTAACGGCGCAATCTATGGGCCTTAGTATAGAGGAAACAGGCAGCGCGATCGGTGCGCTTGTCAATGCCGGTGTAGATGCTTCGACGGCAGGAACTTCGTTAACGCGTGCGCTGGTTACCCTAGCTAAGGAAGGCATGACCGGTAAGGAGGCCATGGAAGCCTTAACCACGGGCAACCTTGACACGGCGCAAGCCTTTGAATTTTTCGGCGATCGTGCTGGTAAGATTATCCCCGTTTTGCAAAACGCAGGCGCGAAGATGGACGAACTCACCGAAAAGCAAAGGGAGGGAGCCGGCGCAGCTTTAAAAGCTCGAAAGACTTTAGAAGATACAGCAAAGGGAGGATTTGACGCACTCAAGAGCGCAGTTGAGGCCGCAGGTATTGCCATGGGTACGGCTTTAATGCCAACGGTAAAAAAGCTCACCGGTTTTTTTACAACGTTAGCGAGCAAGATGGCAAGCCTCGACAGCGGAATGCAGACGCAAATAGTAACGATCATGGCGCTGGTTGCGGGTATTGGCCCGCTGCTTATGATTTTACCGTCTATCGTTTCGGGCTTTATGATGTTGATCAGCCCCGTTGGTTTAGTGATTGCGGCAATTGTTGGGCTAGGCGTTGCCGTGGTAACGTTTGCTGACGAAATCGCGCCGTATGTGACTGACGTAATCAATTACTTTATAACGCTGTACAACGAAAGCGACGCGGTGCGCATGCTAATCGGGTATGTAAAGACGGCGTTTGTGCAAGGCTTCAAAATAATTTTTAAGGTCGTTGGCTTAGTAGTTGAGCGAATTAAAGATCTTGGCACTGCGTTTATGCAGGTTTTAAAAGGCGATTTTAGCGGAGCCGCCGAAACTATGGCGGAGTCTTTCAAAAGGCAATTCGAAGAAATTGGAGAGATTATAACGGAGTCAGCCGCAGCAATTCGCGAAGGAATCGACAAGGAACTAGAAAGGGAGCCGATCGAATTGGTAAGCAATGAAGCCGTAGAGGAAGCACTCAGCACCATAGGCGGATTAACCGACCTGATCCCTTCGCTGGATATTCCAGTAAACATTGGCGGCGGCGGTGCTGCCGTAGTTGACCAAGGGCCGAAAGACATGAAGGAACTAAAGCCAATTGCCGGAGGCGGTGCTGGTGTTCCTGAACCTAAACTAATTGCGCAGAGCAGCACAGCGGTGAGCGAATTAGCACGTAATCAATCAGAACTTAACAAGGAAATCGGCATTAGTATTGGGTTAGGGCCGCAGATGACTGATGCTTTTGTAGGAATGGGCATGGCCATTGGCGGTTTAGTTGCCGGAACGATGACAATGACAGAAGTTTTTGCCAACTCTTTAATGGGTTTAGCCGACTTGCTTATAGATTTAGGTTCTCAATTTATTGCTGCGGGTGCTATGGCTACACAATTTTACGCTAACCTCATTGCGAATCCGCCGTTGGCTATTGCTGCCGGTGTTGCTTTGGTAGCAACAGGCGCAGTAATTAAAGGTTTACAATCTCGAATGGAGTCGAAGCCGCCAGCGCTTGCAAAGGGTGGTTTGGCGTTTGGCCCGACGATGGCAATGGTAGGAGATAACCCGAACGCCGGATCTGATCCGGAGGTAATTGCGCCGCTTAGTAAATTGCAGAGCATGATGGGCGGGCAAGCTGTACAGGTTACAGGTAAAATCTCAGGCCGTGACATACTTCTAACGAGCGAACGAAACGCAATAGACCGAAACCGAGTAAGAGGATTCTAAATGGCTGATGCAATAAGACTTTTCGCAGAATTTACCGACGACCTCGGCGACGATTGGCGTTTAAATATCCATGACTCTAATTACGGCGCGAGTGCGGTTGAATTTAAATTAGGGGCCGACGGTTTTGTTTTGAGTTACTCAGGCAATAATGAGGATCGCCACCAGTCGGTTATAGGTAGCGAAATAACGTTTACGCTTACAGAGGAAAACGCTGCGCATGAAACGTTCATGGATTTGCTGGCAACTAACACCGAGGCGCGTTTTTCTGTCAGTATCCGCAAAGATCCGGACGGCACAAATGATTTTTGGTGGGGTGGGATCTTGTTACCTGAACAAATTGTTAGGCCGTACGATTACGAACCAATCCAAAACACGCTGACGGCCTCGGACGACATTGGCAATTTGCAGAGCATCGTTTATAATAATGACGGCACAGCGTACAGCGGGCAAGATTCAGTAATTGGCCACGTGTTGAACTGTTTAAATAAAATGCGTACGCTGCATTTTTGGGGTACGGATGATTTTTTGTATTACGTGAATGATTTTAAAAGCCAGCAATACACCGGCGCAAATCAGTTACTCGATACACGGATAAGCCATTACGGCCTTTTCAATCCCGACGACGCAAACACAAACCAATATTATAGCACATTCGAAGTCTTGGAAAATTTGGCCAAGGTATTTAATGCGCGCGTCTTTCAATCGCAAGGAAAATGGTGGTTTCTGCCTGTAGGCGCTCAGAAATACAGCACGACGTTAACGGTCGAAGGAACGCAGAAAGATGGCACAGCATTAACGCAGCAAAGTATTGCAGCGGCTAAAGGATTCGGTAGCGATTTCGAACGCTTAAACGGTTACGAATACACATATTTAGCGCCGGTTAAAACGGTAAAGCGTACGCGAAAATATAACGGTAATTTTCCCGTAGTTTTGGACGGCCTATATAGCGAACAGCAATTCGGCACAGCGGTAAGCGACACGGATATAGATTACAACACAGGCACGACGTTAGCCGTTAGCGGTGTTTTAAATTACGCGTACAACGGTGACAACGCAAGCACGGGCAACGCGAGGATAGGCCGCGTAGAGCTTCAAATTACCGTAAAGATTGGCACAAAGTACGTCCAGCGTGACGTTACTTACGAAGGGTCTCAATCGGTTTTTAATGGCTTTGGCGATCCGGATGAATGGCCCTACACATATACGACACACGTATACGGAAACGTTGCGTTAAGCAATTCACTGGCATACTATAAAATAGTAAGCCCGATTTTCGACAAGCGCGACGGCGAAAGTCTGGCAGTACCTTTCTATTTTGATATTCCCGCTTTGGCTACGGATGAAAACGGCATAGATATAACGGTTAACATTTTTGGCCGTAACGATTTAGGTAATAATAATACAGCGTTAGTAGATAACACGAACGCAGATTTTGAAATCGTGACTTTGCGCGCTGACGTTACCGGTCCGGAGCCGCTTGGCGATACCGTAGATTTTACAGCTACGAACAGCCAAAGCGCCCGAACGGATATAGATCAGGGCATTAGCTTATTTGGCGATTACGAAACGCCAAACGCGGACGGCGTTCTACGCATCGTTGAGGGTATCGACGCCATAACTTCCACGCAATGGCAAAGCCTAAATTTCACAGGCGCGGGAATTGCGATTAACCGGCTCGGCGTGCAGGAAATTCTAGGAGGCCAAGTAAAGCCGACACGCGTACAGCGTGGACAGATTTACGGGTCATTAATTTATCCTTGGCAAGTCATTGACGACACGGACGGCGATTACGCATTATTCCAGCTCACGTACACGGCGCGAGCAGTTGAAACGCAGTTAGAGGCGTTTCAAATTAGCCGCGATCTTACAAACGTCGTAAGCATTCAAGGGGACACGCACGACGTGAACGAACCGATAGACGAAAGCAGCGTTTTGCGCTCGGCTTTGGCTTTCAATGTTACGAATAGGGCTTTGGGTGTAGGTTACGAAGGTTATGGCAGCCGCGTGCAAACGTTAGTTCGAAGCGTAAGCCAGCGCGATACGATTACGACACAGATTGCGGATACCGACCTGCATATCGTAAACACTTGGACGGGGCCAAATGGATACGCCACCTTAGAACTTCCGCCTATTGCAGAAAATCACGGGCGCACTATTCAGATACACAGCGACAGCACGATAAGCGCGAATACCTACGTGCGCTTAGTGCCTTACAGTACAGATTCCGGCGTGACTATTGATGGCGCAGCAGATTACAGTTTCAATAGATCTTACGACGGCATTACAATTTTAGGCCACACAGACAATAATTGGTATATCATTCAGAAAAAGGACAAGTAATGAATTGGGAATTGGTGGCGATAATTGCGCCGGTAGTAGCGGCCTCGGTTGGGGTTTGGGTAAATTTAAATAGTACGGTCGCACGTTTGAAAAGCCGCGTGATCCAGCTAGAAATTGACAGCAACGAAATTAAAAGCGACATGAAAGAACTATTGGCAAGCGTTCACAAAATCGAG